ACATGGATATGATATTTACAAGGAATTAGGTACTGATAGAATTTTGGTATACGCTAGATTTGATGATTCTACGAAAGATTTCCCATCTGATACCAAATTTGCACAGGTGGGTATTGTTAAGAACCCAACTAAAGTGGGAACAGCAGTAACTTATAGTGATTCTACATTTTCATCAACATCAGCATTCATCTTTGAATCTCTTAGTGGATCGGTTGAACCAAAAATTGGTGAGCGTATAACTCAAGTATTGACAAACGGAAGAATTGCTCAAGGATATGTTGCTTCATATGATACAGACACTAAAGTTCTGAAGTATTTTAGAGATAGATCTCTAAACTTTACAAAAGCAACAAATGATCAAACCGATTATACTGGTATATCAACTTCTGGTGCAATATATTCCTTTGAAGCATCATCAAATCCAATAAAAGGTGATAGTTCCAACTTTTCCGCAGGTATCAATACCTCATTTAGTGGAATAACAACTAATCCAACTGGAACTAAGTTAATTGATTTGGGAGTTAACTTCTCAAATGGGTTATCCAATTCAGAGATAAATAAAGGATCAGGGGAGATTGTTTACTTAGACAATAGACCTTTGATCGCTCGTAATGAGAGACAAAAAGAAGACGTTAAAATCATCCTGGAATTCTAAAGAAAAATGCCACAAAAGACTAACTTAAATATAAGTCCTTATTATGATGATTTTGATAAGGCAGATAACTTTTATAAGGTACTGTTTAAACCTGGATTTCCAGTTCAAGCAAGGGAATTAACTGGTCTGCAATCAATATTGCAAAACCAATTAGAATCATTTGGGAGTCACATATTTAAAGAAGGTTCAATGGTTATTCCTGGTGGAGTAACTTACGATAGTACATATTTTGCAGTAAAAATAAATCCTGATCATTTAGGTATTGATGTTACGGTATATCTTGATGCAATAATTAATAATAATGATGGTAAGGGAACTTTAGTCCGTGGACAAAATTCTCAAATAGAAGCAACAATAAAGAATTATATTCTTCCACCATCTGAAGGTGTTGATGATATTACTCTTTTTGTTAAATACAAATCATCTGGAGATAGTAAGGAAAGTCAACAATTTCCAAATGAAGAGATATTAACACTTGAAGAGAGTATTACTTATGGTAATACTACATTAAATGCAGGAGAATCTATTGCGACTCTATTATCTGAAGAATCTACTGCTATTGGATCTGCTGTTGGTGTTGATAAGGGTGTATATTTTATGAGAGGTACATTTGTAGATGTAGATAAGTCTATTGTTGTTCTCGAACCATATAATAATACACCATCATATAGGGTTGGATTTGAAGTATTAGAACAAGTTATTAATGCAAATGACGATCCTTCTTTAAATGATAATGCTAAAGGGTTTACTAATTTTGCTGCACCTGGTGCAGATAGATTTAGGATATCAGTTAAATTAACTAAAAAGGCACTATTAGATTTTAATGATACCAACTTTGTAGAGTTAGTAAGAGTACGAGATGGTGAAATAAAGAAACTAGAGAATAAGTCTGTATATTCAGAGATTAAAAAATATTTTGCTAAGAGAACATATGATGAATCTGGTAATTATGCAGTAAATCCATTTAGAGTAAATATTCAAAATTCATTGAATGATGAGATTGGTTCTGATGGATTATATGTAGAAAATCAAAAAACTGATGAAGGTAATGATCCTTCAGAAGATACAATGTGTGTTAAGTTGTCACCAGGCACGGCATATGTTAGAGGATTTGATGTAAATCTACCAGCAACAACTGTTTTAGATGTAGATAAACCAAGAGATACAAAGAGTGTTAAAAGTTCACCTATTCCATTTAGAATGGGTAGTTTAATAAAGCTTAATAATGCTCAAGGATCTCCATATATTAATATTGGTTCTGCTGAGAGTGGTGGTGCTAATGTTATTGATCTTTATAGTAGAAGAATAAGAGCAATTGAAGCACAAAGTCAGACTACTGATAAATTAGGAACAAAAGTTGGTGAAGCTCGTGTTTATTGGTACGGTCTTTCAGATGATTCGTATAAAGATGCAGCAACTGAATGGGATTTATATCTATATGATATACAAACATATACTTATCTAGAAATAAGTAACGCAGGTACAATTACTCAAACTGCCCCAGTATCAACATATGTTCGTGGGTTAAGTAGTGGTGCTAGTGGTTATGTTGTTGCAACAAATCCATCCGAATTAGTATTATCACAAACATCTGGAACTTTTATTCAGGGAGAACAGATAAAATTTAACGAACAAGATATAGCAACAAATTCTTCAATAATTAAAGTTACATCTTATACTACTGATGATATTAAATCAGTATATCAAGATGCTAAGACACTTTCAAGCAATAAATTATTAACTCCATTTGCTGCTGATACTGTTCTATATGACAGAATACTTCCAAATTTCTCTGCTTTTGATAATTTAGTAATTGTTGGAGATTCTACTGGAGATAATGGATCTGCAACATCACCATCTAGAAGATTTGCTGGTCATGTTGGATTAAAAACTGATTCTCTTGTTGGATATTCAACAGCAACTGATGGTGTTCAATTTGAGACATTTAATAGAGTAAATACAATAGCTGCTGACGGTAGTACAATAGGACTTCAACCAGTTGGTATTGTAACTGGTGTAGCGAATGGTGAAATTGTTTCTGGAGTAACAACTTCAGGCATATTCCGTGTTAAAACACCTAGAATTCTTAATTTTAATAATTCTGGATTATTTGCTAAATTACCTAAGAAAAATATTTCTGCAGTTGATCTATCAAATTCAACTCTTTCAATATCTCGTCAAATAACAGGAAAGGCAACTTCTGCAAACGGTAGTGTAACATTAACAACTCAAGATGCTTTAGATGGATCTGGAAGTGGTGATGCGATTGGTATTACTAGTGCTTTCTTTGAGACATTTGATCAAGAGAGATATTCTATCCTTTATGATGTTGATGGTGTACCAGAAAGATTAACTTCTGATAAAGTTACTATTACTAATGATGGTAATGATTTGGTATTTACTGGTCTTTCTAGAAATAATGCGAATATTACTATTAACACTACATTGAGAAAAATTGGTCTTACTAGTAAGTCTAAGGATTATGATAGAAGTAAGAAAGTAGAAATAACAAGAACTGTGGGTGTATCAACTAATGCACAATTAACTCAAAGTAAGTTTTATGGTTTAAGAGTTGAGGATAAGGAAATATCATTAAATGTTCCTGATGTAGTAAAAATTCTTGCAGTATATGAATCTAAAGATGCAAATGTAGCAAGTTTAGATAGACTAACATTTGTGGAAGGATTAGCATTAAATACAAACTCAATTATAGGTGAAAAAGTTATTGGACAAAAGAGTAGAGCAATAGGTCAAATTGTAAACAGACCTTCTACTAATGAAATTGATTTTGTATATCTTAATGGAAATACATTCTCACCTGATGAAACGGTTAATTTTAAAGAATCTAATATAGAGACAAATATTCAAAAAGTAGTTCCTGGAAACTATGTGAATAGAACATCTAATTATAGATTAGATAAGGGACATAAGAAACAGTATTCTGATTATTCTAGAATAGTTAGAAAAGGAAATGCAGGTATTCCTTCTAAGAGATTGCTTGTTATATTTGATAAGTATAAAGTTCAAAGTGGAAATAATGGTGATTTATTTACTGCAAATTCATATACTAAAGATAGGTATACTAATGACATACCATCTATAGGAAGAACTAGAACTACTGATATTCTTGATTTTAGACCAAGGGTTAACGAATTTGATCCATCAACAACTAATGCATCTCCATTTGCGTTCTCATCAAGAAGTTTTGAAACAACAACCAGATATGTTGTTGCTCCAGATGAAGCATCAATTGTTGGATATACTTACTATCTACCAAGAATTGATAAACTAGTAATTAACAAGTTTGAGCAAGTAAAACTTATTAAGGGTGTTTCTGCTGATTCTCCAGCACCACCTACTGAGCTTGGTGATTCTATGGAAGTTGCTCAAATTACACTTCCACCATATCTTTATGATCCAATAACTGGTCCTAAGATCAGATTATTTGATAATAGAAGATTTACCATGAGAGATATTGGTAAAATTGAAAAAAGAGTTTCTAATTTAGAAGTAATGACTTCTCTTAGTGCTCTTGAATTGGATACTAAATCATTATCAGTTACTGATGCTGATGGATTAGATAGATTTAAGACTGGATTTGTTGTAAATGATTTCAAAAATAGAGATTTTATTAACTTTAATCGTGAGCAAGGATCTAGATGTGAAGTTGATATTGTCAATAAAGAATTAATCAGTGCTGTTGATTTTTGGTCACTTCCTGCTGAATTAGCATTTGATCCTTCTGTAGATCAAAGTATGGTAGATATCTCATCCAATTTAAAACTTTTAGATCCTAATTGTAGAAAAACTGGTGATATATTAACATTAGATTTTAATGAAATTAAATGGATTGAACAACCACAAGCATCTCAAGTTGAAAATATTAACCCATTTGAGGTTATAGTATATGTTGGTGGCATTACTCTTGATCCACCATCAGATAATTGGACTAGAACAATCTATGTTGATAACTGGAGAAGGGAATCTACTGGTGCAACTTGGGCTGAACATCAAAATGTTGTTTCTGATACGAGCCAATCAAATACTGATGTAACAGTAACTGAAACTGAAATTGAGGCTGATCAGGATGAGTTTGAAGGTAATCATAGAGATATTACTACAACTAGAACTACAACTACAACAAGAACTGTAGAAACTTCATTCACTAATACATTAGAGAATGCAGGTAGAGAGTTTGATTATGTTGAAAGTATTAAAATAAGTGGTGAAACTGATCCATTTATGCGTATGAGAGAAGTTGCATTTAGTGCAAATGGATTGAAACCAAGTACAAGGCATTATGCATATCTTGATAGTCAAGCTCCTCATATAGTACCTAAAGTCGTTGAAATTCAGATGAATTCTGGTTCTTTCCAGAATTATGAAGAGGTTTGGATACACAATGCTCTTGGTAGACCAATAGGTAGAGTTATGGCAATGCCACCAAACCATAAATTTGGTGATGTTAGTGTTATCAGACTTCCTATTGTTGTTCCTATGGAGACTGATCCAGCTACAGGACTACAAACATTATCTGGAGGAGTTGGTAGTAGTGTTCCTATACCTACTGATTCAGCTGAATCAATATTGACTCATCAACAATCTGTGACCTCAAGTAATGTAAGTGTTGTTGGTGGAAGTACAGAAACTTATCAGGTTGATATATTTGACAGTTCAAGACCAGCACCATCTGATTCATATTCGGCAACATCTAAAATATTTAACTGTGATGTAAATGAACTTGCCAATAGAACTCATTTATATGGATGGATGGAAGAAGGATTCCATCTAATAGGTAATACTAGTGGTGCAACAGCTACAATCACAAATGCTGGATTATTCTCAGATAATTGGGGAGATTGTTTAGGTGCTATGCATTTTAGAGATTCAAATACAGTACCAAGACCATCAACATTGTTTAGGACTGGAACAAAGACTTTTAGATTAACTGCTGCTTCTGTAGGAACAACAGTACTTCCAGGAAGCACTGCATTAGCTAGTGATGCTTCTACAAGCTACCATGCTACTGGAACTATCCTAACTCAAGTAACAGATACTGTCGGTGTTAGGAATCCACCTGCACCTGCACAAAGACCAAATGAAATTACTACTACTGTTGGTGTTAATGAAGAGTCTTCAACAAGAAGAATAAGAGCTCCTTATAGAGATCCTTTAGCACAAACATTTACTGTTGATGAATCTGGTGCATTTTTGACCTCATTTGATGTTTATTTTGCTAAGAAAGATCCAAATGCTAAAGTATTTGTAGAACTTAGAACTGTAGAATTGGGAACACCAACAACATTCTTAGTGCAAGATTATGCTCAAGTATCAATTAATCCAAATGACATAGTAACTTCAGACGATGCTTCTGTTGCTACTAGAATTAAATTCCCATCTCCAATTTATTTGGAAGCACAAAAAGAATATGCATTAGTATTCTTATCACCTGGATCTGACTTATATGAGATGTGGTGTGCAACAATGGGTCAAACTACTGTTAAAACAGCGAATTTACCTGATGTTGAAAGTGTTGTTGTTACTAAGCAATACATTGGTGGTAGTCTCTTTAAATCTCAAAATGGAAGTATCTGGACTCCAAGTCAGTATCAAGATTTAACATTTACTCTTTACAAAGCAGCATTTGTTCCTTCTGGTACAGTTACATTCTATAATACTCCAGTTGAAGCAGGTAATGAGAATACTCAGGCATTATCCGATAATCCTATTAGAACACTACCTAGAAAATTAAAACTTGGATTAAGTGGTAGTGCTCCTGCAGCAGATGTTGCTGTTGGAAGAAAGATTAGTAGTGGTGGTGTTGGAGATAGAGAAGATGATAGTATTACTGGTATAGTAGAAAAAGTTGCAGCACCTATTAATCCTGGAGTAGATTCTATTACTCTTATTTCTGGTGGTTCTGGATATGACTTTACTAATTTGAATGGAATTAAGTTAAAAACATTATCTGGAGGTGGCAGTGGTACTACGGCAACTTTAACAGTTAGTAATGATGGTAAAGGTGTAATTACGGGTATTGATGCTTCTTCTGCTCAGGCTGGTTCTGGATATTGTCTTGGTGATGTACTTACTGTTGATGAAACAGATGCTAAGTATACAAGCGGTGCTGGTGCAAAATTCACAGTTGCTTCTGTGTCAGGAACACCAGATACTTTATACTTAACAGATGTTCAAGGTGAGAATTTCATTAATAATGAAGATATTATTCATTATGGTGCAAATAATGATACTAGAACTCTTCTTGTAGATGGTGGTGGTACTTCTATAAAAGCATCAGCAGACTCAGTTCCTACTAGTGACATTAATACTGGTAATGTTATAGAGATAGTTCAACCCAACCATGCACATCATGGTGGAAACAATGTAGTTGGTATTAAAGGTATAGAACCAGATACAATATCTACATTAACAAAAGAAACACTATCAAAAGATGCAACACTTGTATCAGTTGCAAGTACGGGATCATTTGCTAGATATGCTGGAGTTACTACTGATAGGGGAGAAGCTCTATTAGGATCTGAAATTGTTGGATATGTTATTGGGGAAGGTCAACTTAATATTACTAGAGGAATTGAAGGTTCTTCTGCAGTTGAACATCCAGAAGATACAAAGATTCAACCATATGAAATAAATGGATTCCCATTAGCAGGTATTAATACTACACTAAACCTACCTTCAAATACAACCTTAAGATCAGCATCTAATATAGACAACTACTACTTAGAAATTGATAGAGGAACTAGTGATAGGGATAGTGGTAAAAATATGCTATGTTTTACTGATGAAAGATCAATTGGTGGATTGACTGTAGATGTTTCTCAAAATCATCAGTTTAGTACATTATCACCTAGATTTAATATTATTACTCCTGGAAGAGGAACTACTGTAAATACTTCTGTAAGAACAGTGTCTGGAACAAGTGCTGATGGAAATGAGGTATCATTTATAGATCAAGGTTTTGAACCTACTACATTAAATGAAACTACATTCTTCCCAACACCAAGGATGGTTGCATCTAAAGTTAATGAATCTGAAAGATTAGCAACTTTACCTAAGAATAAATCTTTGACTTTAAAAGTTGATATGTCTACAAGCGATAAGAACTTATCGCCTGTATTGGATATTAAGAATGCTACTTTTGTTTTAGGTAGAAATAAGATTAATAATCCAGTTGGTCAATCTGATTATGCATCAGATATTGGAACTACAGAATTAAATGGAGATCGACATGGATCAATATTTGTTTCTAATAGAGTTAATCTTAAGCAACCTGCTACTTCAATAAAAGTTTTAGTTGCTGCTAATCGTCAACCAGAGGCAGATTTCAGAGTATATTATAGATTGTTTACTGCAGATTCAACTGAAGTTTCTCAATCATATAGAGCATTCCCTGGTTATAAGAATCTGATTGATACTGATGGTGATGGTTTTGGTGATGAAATTATTGATGTTAATTTGAATGATGGTAGACCAGATGCCTATGTTCAACCAAATGGTTTAAATGATTTCTCAGAATATCAATTTACTATAAATGATTTGGAGCAATTTAGTGGATTTACTATCAAGATAGTAATGGCATCCACGAACGAATGTGTTCCTGTTAGATTAAAAGACTTTAGAGCAATTGCCTTAGC